GATTATTGCAGTCACCGACTGGTGGACTCAGGTTCTCCTGAAGCCCCTCCATGACGGTCTCTTCAATATCCTTAAAGGTATCCCACAGGATGGGACCTTCAACCAACATGCCCCCGCAGAAGCAATTCACGATCATATTCGGGATTCCGGTTTTGTAGCAAGTTATGACCTGTCGGCTGCTACTGACCGACTTCCAGTCCGTTTACAATCACAGATTCTCGAGGCCTTAGGGCTTCGATGGGCTGTTGCTTGGATACGTCTGTTAGTCGATCGAGCTTGGGTCTATAAAGGAAAATCCTTATACTATGCTGTCGGACAACCGATGGGTGCCTATTCATCTTGGGCTATGCTCGCGATCACTCACCACTTTGTGGTTCAGATTGCAGCAGGCCGGGTTGGATGGACCACTTGGTTTCCCTACTACGCGATCATTGGGGATGATATTGTAATTGCCGATAAGGCAGTTGCTGACGCTTACCTAGCTCTTATGAGCTATTTAGGTGTAAGTATCAACCTCTCTAAGTCCGTTGTTTCGGGACACATGTACGAATTTGCCAAGAAATTAGTCTCAGTCTTTGGGGATTTATCTCCCCTCGGTTCTGGAGTTATTCTTGTAGCTATTCGTGACATTCGGATGTTCGGTCTCTATGTACGAGATATGACCTTGAAAGGAATCAAGTTCAATATGCCAGAGCAGTTGATAGGTATCACTTCGGTCCTGAACCTCATCCGTCGTAAGACGGGTGAAGTTCCGGCCCTAGTGATATTAATGGTGCTTGGTCCCACTGGAGGTCTTTGGCAAGGCGGTCAGTCCTCAAGTTTCCTTGATTCTTGGGTCCGGTCCCTTACTACTCAACATTCTGTTGCGGCTGCGGTTCCACTTATCCGTCGATTCTTTCGACAGATGGTGTTGAACGCGGCAACCATAGCAGACATCCAGTCTGTGCGAGATTACACCCGTTTCGAAGAAACGTGGTGGAAATACTCGACACTGGGTCCAAGCATGGTTTTAGGACTCCTATCAGCCCTATTGGTTTTTGTTAGCCCAGCACTCTGGTCCTATCTTCTCCTCATGCGCATCCGTTTTGCGGAGGTGTACGATGAGAATATGACCCGGTTCAATCGATGGGCTGTATGTCGTTCGCGGTCATTGACAATCGAGGAGGTAGCTAACTCTGATGAAATCATGAGTATCCTGTTGTCCGAGATCGGGTTGGATTTATCCAATATCCCTTTCATGGAGCGACAGAAAGTGCTACGAATGTTTAGCACGCAGAAGGCCCTCAAGGCCTCTCTGGTACCAAAGGCTCCCTATGTTCGAATGTCCCGTCGAACCACAGCGTTGGTTAAGACCGACTCCGAAGGCACAGTCCCTGAAGAGGGATAGTACCCTGCGTTCTAGCGTTCACCCTGGTGCAAATCCGGGGGCGCAGGGGAGTGTCAAGGTTTTATGTG